CCTGAACAATGCCAGCATGTCGCTGGACGTTAGCATTTAAGGAGCACACCCATGGGACTTGACCAATACGCATACGTCCGCGCACAAGAGCGCAAAGTCAAAGAAACCAACGGCGAGGAATACACCACGGTGGACTGCGAACAGGAGTTCTACTGGCGCAAGCACTCGCGGTTGCAGGAGTTTATGGATATACTCTGGCGCGAGAAAGGTAATACCGAGACTTTCAACTGCCAAAACATGGACCTTACCGAGCTAGACTTGCTCTGCCTGCAAGATGCAATAGCCGACGGTTACGCCGATTACCCCTGCGGGGGCGGCTTTTTCTGGGGCCATCAGTTTCAGGAAGAAGCCGTAGAGGCCGAACGCGAAAAAGATACCGAGTTCGTTACTGCCGCGCTTGAAGCAGTGCGGAGCGGTGACCGCGTGATTTATTCGTGCTGGTGGTGACCCTATGACCGTCCGCAACGATACCTACGCGGCGGTGCGTGGTGAGGTGAGCAGTTTGCTCCACCTTGCCGCGCAAGAGTTCACGTTGGAGCGCGGCCTGCAAGATTACGGTCGCCCTTACGATACCGCCTTTACCGATGACCGTAAGGTGGGAGTGCTCGCCTTTGCGCTAGCGACCATCTGCCATCGGCACCCAGAAGCCCGCAAGATGTTACAGCAGGCGATCAACAGCAAAGCTCGGGAGATAGCCCTACTCGAGCAAAAACAGAGGAGAACCAACCATGGCTAATCGTCAAACCTACAGTGACGCCTTCATACATCAACTACTCTACGAAAAAACTCAAGGCGCTACCCTGCGTCAACTCAGCAGTAAGTATGGCCTCACCGACAGCCAACTCAGCTACTGCATCTATGTGCGGGGCCGCGACGTAGAGGTTCCCGCCCCTCCTATTGAAATAAGGCCGATCAAAGCCAAAAATCTCTGGCAAAAGATCAAAAATGCGCTAAAATGGTAGCATTGTCATGGGGTCTTCTCCTCCCTACCCACGAGGCCTCTACCTTAGCCCCTAGTCAACTCACCTTGGCTGGGGGCTTTTTCTTTATGGCACACCGACCATGGTTCCAGAGCCCGCTCCGACGCCGCTCGACGCTCAAAATGCCCACGGGTAGGGGTAGGTAGGGGGTGGCAAGAGGACCGTCGAACAGGGCTCTATATAACTTTGCTATATAGGACCAAAAAATGGATTACGATGAATTTTGTTTTTAACATTGTCCAATATCTCGATATCTTACTATCTGTAAGGATAACAAAGACTTATCCACTATCTGAAGGTTTGAGTCCGATATCAGAGGTAACTTTCTCAGTACGCGCGATCTCAAACGACGATAAAATGAATTTTACAACTTTTCCTATCTGGTCCTATTATGCAAAGTAGCATCCCATTCACAGCGAGGACCCCTGATGGCTCTACCTAAAGCAACTCATAAACCCAAACTCGACGTCGTCGCGAATCCGCGAAAAGAAAAAATGATCACCCCGAAGCAGGAGGAGTTTGCTCGCATCTACTGCACCGAGGACATCAGCCAGACCGAGGCGGCAATCCGTGCTGGATACTCTGTAAAGTCCGCGCACGCCATTGCGTCCCAACTGCTTGACGGCAAGCGGTATCCCCATGTTGTGGAGAGGATCCGTGAGATTAAGTCCGAGCTGAGCCGCAAGTATGAAGTCACGTTTGAATCCCATGTGAAAAAGCTCGCCGAGATCCGTGACCTCGCCATCACTAACGGCAACTATCCTGCGGCAGTCGCGGCTGAAAAGTCCCGAGGGCAAGCCGCTGGCCTCTACATTGATCGCAAGGAAATCATGCACGGGCGTATTGACCAGATGTCCCGCGAGGAAGTAATGCGTGAGATCAGCCGCCTCCAGCAGGAGTTCCCCGCTCTAGCCGCAGTAGCCGAGGGAAACCTGATAATTGATGTTGATGCGGAGCACGTTGAGCAAACGGGAGAATAAAAGAAGTGTCAATGGGTGGGTCTGGCCTTACACTGGTAACAGTAGCAATAGAGCTACGTCTCGCAGAAAGGAGATAGCCATGAGCTTCAAACCCGACATCCACCTGTTTAACGCGGGCAAGTCCCGTGTGATACTCAACTGGTCCCCCATCGCACAGGCATACTATGTCTACCGCGAAGACGGTATTGACCAGCCCCAGTCCACGCACAGTCAGGGCAACCTGCGTATCCACAATGAGTTTGATGCCGCCAAGCGCGACTACGAGCAACGCGTCAGCTTCATTGCAGAAATGGAGGCCATAGCATGACTAGTTTCTACGAGTGGACCAAACGCCTCGGGCAACAGCATTACAGCATGAGCGGTGAGCACGAGACCCTGTGTGGGATGCCGATGCTCGGCAACAACTACGCTCGCCACCTAGACCAAGAGGACAAGCAACCCTGTCGCACTTGCGCTGAGCGCATGGAGTTCATCCAAGCAGGGGAGCTCGTTGACTGATGGGTGCCAAGCCTGAATCGCAACTGTGGTCTAAACTGCGTGAGGGCACCAAGGATCTGGGCGTGTTTTGGACACGCCTAGAGTCCTGGGCTAGTCCTGGAGTGCCTGACTTGCACGGGCTAAAAGACGGTCATGCCTTCTGGCTTGAGCTGAAGGTTCACAAGTTAAAGACATTAAAGAACATCGCCCTACGTCCCCACCAGATTGCTTGGCAGATAAGATATAGCGGATATTCTGGCAACGTCTGGAACTTGGTTAGCCATCCTTCCTCCCGGACTATAAATATATTTCACGGTCGAAGGGCCATGGAGCTGGCGGGACAGACAGAGAACGACGGACCGTTGACCCCTGATTGGAGTTCGGGGATTCCGTACGATTGGGCGGGGCTCATCAATCATATTCTATCGCATGGTCGTCCCATTCTAAAGGAGGACTTTGTCCAAGATTCTCGGGCCATGGACAAAGGCTGACGGATCGTCCTCTATCATCATCCATCATCGTCGCCCATCCTAGAGGAAGAATGATTTTGACGAGGACAGAGGATGACGAACCGTGGACCATGGCTCGGGTGTGATCGGGAATGATCCAAGGACCGAGGATGATGAAAGATGATGACGCTCGGTGTGTCCCCAAATCAAGGATAAATTAGGAACAATAATGACTTGCAAAGATACCATTTGAGAGTATAGTGAACAGTGTAAGGCAATGGTGCCTTACGACGTTTCTCGTAGAAAGGAGAACACCATGACTCAAGTAGCTAAAAAATCTGTCCCCGCCAAGGCCAAGGCCGTCGTCAAATCTGCCGAGCTCGTCGTCACCGACAAGGAGCTCTCGTACGACGAGATCTGGTCCTTCGTCCAGCAACATGCTGGCGGTAATGAGGCGAACGTGAAGATTGTCCCGCTGGACAATGTCGACATCGCGTCTGCCGCGCCAGTCCCGTTCGGGTATGGCGGTCGTGCTGGAGGTGTCCGCCAAACCATTCAGGACTGGATGCTCCGCGGCGTTGAAGGTGACACGTCCCTTAAGACGGTGCTCAATAAGGCCGCGCCTCTTGGGCACTCGCGCAAGAAGCCTGTCTGCCTCCACGCCCTGATGCACGGGGGATACTCCCCGTCCAGCAAATACTGGATGACACCGTTCGTCAAACTGGTAGTCCAAGGATAACGGACCACGGGACAGGGAGGCTTCGGCCTCCCTTTCTTTTGACCCATTCCATTGACGAAGATTGATGATGACAGTCCCGTCCCATTCGCGAGAGGACAGGACTTGACCCATTCCCAGGAGGACGACCCCCTTCACGTGGACATAGACATTGACATTACCCTACCCTCATCATCAATCATTCTCGGGGCGTCTCGTCTCGTCCTCATCAATCATTCTCAAGCCGAGCATTTTTGAGCAAGAAAGACGTGTCAGGTTGCGCGGTTGGTGTATAGTGAAACTGTGCAATGGGGCACGGCTCACAGAAAGGAGTTGAGTATGACACAACAGATAGTCCGCTTTATCGGCGCATCCGCACTCGCTGTCGCGTTCTCCGCGCTTGTCGCGCTGGTGCTTATTGAATGGGCGGTTGGTTGCGGCGAGGTTACCTACCACGCCGACGGCACATGGACCACCAACGAATGCGCGTTCTTGCCGCACAAGCAAGCGCGGGGGGAGTGGTAAGTGTGGTTCCTTATCTTTGCAATCATAGTGCTGGGCGCGTGGGCGCTGTGGCGCGGCTAAAAATAAATGTAAAAAAAGTTCGCAAAGGGTGTTGCAATAGCGAACAAATGGTGTATAGTGAAACTGTGGTTAGGCAATAACGCCTCCACAATAACCGTAGAAAGGGTTAAGAAAATGGCACAAGCAAAAGCAACCAAAGCAACCGCTACCAAAG